TATCAAGACCGCCAACCTCATAATCCCTAAGGAATTTACGAATCTGGCGCGGGTCAATGTTCATACCGTACTGAATAGCCATATTAAAGATTTCAGTCATAGCAGCCTGTTTAGCAGCCTTAGACCTAGGCATAGCAGAACCAGCCTGTACCTCTACATTGGTATTATCTTTCAGCATTGTGCCTCTAAACTCAAAGATATCCCAATCTCCATCTTCACCCGCAATCTGAATCATGCGATTATCATCATTAAATTTAGCCCTTAGTTTAAGAATAAGATTACCCGCATACGCAAGGCTAGTCTCCATATCAGTAATTTCCGGCCCAAGCCGTGTATCGTCAGCCTCTTGTAATAAATTAATAGCAGAGGCCGCTGTAACACCTGCTGGGACGGAAGCCTTAGACACTTCATGGAGTCCACTAATCTCCTGAATAGATGCCTCAATACGGTCAATTTCTTGTAACACATAAGCCGGAAGGTCGGGTGGCCGTAAGAATTGTGGGACAGAATTTGGAAGTGTATCATCAAAGAAAATTTCCTCGCCGGGAATACCTGTATAATCTACATTGGCTTGGCGACTAATCATTACCGACGCATTACCAAGACGAATAGCGTTCTCACGAATCTGAGACTTAATCTTATTAAGGTCAGTCTGAGGGCCGCGTAACTGAGTAGTTACAGAGGTAGGCCAAAAGCGCCCCGGAATAGGCTGGCATCTAAACATAACATAGGGGCAATCCATATAAGGAGAATTACTAAGAGGCTCATGTTTGACAATTTTATCGTTAATCCAAACCGCCCATAAACCATCAGGGTGTTTATCAGACGGTTTACCATAATATTCTCTAACGGCTACGCCCTTATATGTTTCATCTCCCGAACCAGTTGTAAACATACGAGACTCAGCCACGCCAATAGGAGCATCAGCGTCCTCTTTTGCGTCAATCCCATATTTAGTTTTTACATATTCTTTGGAGCGTACTTTTTCCTCAATAACCCACTCAGCGTCATGTATGTAAGTAGCAAGCGGGTCAGGGAAAACCTCAAACGGAGACAATACATCTACTGTAATATCACCGCGAGCAATAGATTTAGTTTGTAACTGTTTCTGTTCTACGAGGTCGTTTAAACCTAACTCCTGTATGCGGTCACGGGTAACAAGTTTATCGCTTTGGTCACGATATGGCTTATCATCTGCCATAACATATTCTGCTTTATCGCCCTTAGTAGAGTCCCAATATATTTTCCAAAATCCTGCCCCTGTAAGTTCTGACCATAACTGTACTAAGTGTAATTTGTCACTAAGATTAAGGTGCTGCCAATCGTATTGTAAAATTTTTTCGGCAAGTTCAGCACCAGATAAATCTTCTTCATCTGCGCTAAATGGAGTAGCGACGAAAACAGGACGATTTTTTAATTTACGAGCAACCCGCGACAAGGCTACAGGCATAATACGGTTATCTGTTAGCGTAACGCGCCAATCAGGTAAACGCGGTTTATCTATGCGACCGTTATTCCAAAATACCCATTGGTCGCCAGCAAAATAAGAAAGATTAAGAAACCAATCTGCTTGGAGCCGAGACTTAGCGTTTTTTGATTTAGCAAGAAGTCCATTAAGTTCTTTTACTGTAAGGTCAGCCATTAATTACCGTTTCTGTGATTTTCGATGTGGTCAGGATTAATTTTGCCTACGGCCTCATACTCAGGGTCAAAAGATTGGTCGTCAAGCATCGAAGGCCGTTTAGGACTTTCTTTTTTGTCTGTCTTTACTGGCGTTATGTAAGTCGGAGCCTGAATTCGGTTTAACAAAGTTTGTATCTGCTCGTCCACATCTTTTTGATATTTACGAAGATATAAAAGCCAAACTAAGTTATTGCCAATAAAGCCAAGAACCATTATGCCTAAAAGTGCTTCGTACATTAAGCAGTCTCAGGCACTATGGTTTTAGGCCGACCCTTTTTCCGCTCCACAGGATTTTTAATCAAAGTACTTACGGTGTGGCTTAAATCATTAATCATCATATCTTTTTCTTTAATTTTTTCTTCTAACTTTTCGACTAATACGCCAAGTTCTAAATTTTCTTCACGCAAATCTTTAGTGGCATCTAAGCCTTTAAGATTAGCCGCTGCTAAAAGACATCTCTCACAAATAACTAAATCATCAATACTAATTTTCATGCCGTTGGCATCATCAATAATTGGGCCGTCCCACGCAGACTCAAAATCTACATAGATAGCATCAGGTTCTTGTCCATAACAGGCAGAACAAAAAGCAGGTACGCTTTCGGCAATCCGCATTAGGCGTTCTCGTTCATTTTCTTTAACCTAGCCATTACGCGCTGCTTCTGGTTGCGATAAGTCATACCGGGCATACCAGAAACAGGTCGTCCTGAAACAGGTCGTCCTTTATCAGCCGGAATCTTAACAGGCTTACCGGGTTTACCGGGCTTTTTGCCTATAGGCCCATACTTGCCACCACTAGGAGGTTTAGGCATAGGCTTAGGTATTGCTTTGCCGCGATTTTCTATAACCCGTTTCATTGCTTCTTTATATTTACCTTTAGATTTATCTGGTTTAAACGGCTGAGTTTTTGCCACCATTTTGCCCGGTTTTCTACTTGGGTTCATCTTGCGTAACATTGTTTCCCTATCTGTAAATTCCACCGAATTCACTTTTATTAGTTTTTTTTCTAGTTGCTGCTCGCTGCTGGTCTTGTATCATACTTTCTTGTAATCTGTCAAGTTTTTTTCTATTCTCTGGTGCCTTAGGCATATACGGTCTGCTCATTACAACATATCTTAGCGCATCTAGCAGATGGTCGTCCCGTTTAACTGGTCTAGGTTTTCCATCTCCCATTTCTGTGCGCTGCGGTTTCCACCTATATTTTTTAAATTCGCGTATTATATTAACACAAGAATCCCAAATAAACAATTCCTGTTCTTCTAAACGCATTTTAACCATATTAAGACCTGCCCTTACATCATTCTGTCCCGGTATAGTAACAACACCGTTGTCGGCAAAAGTCATTTGGTCTGAGCGGCCCGTCTGCGGATTACGGTTACGAGAAGCAGGGTCAATAACATAATAAATTGGGTTAACATTCCAGTACTCATTAAGTGAATGTATTTGTTCTGTCGCCTGAGCAATTGTTTGGTCAGTAAGAAATAGTTCCTCAAATACTACCATTCTATCACTAGCATCTAAGTAGGCCCATACGACTCCCATAGCCTCACCAATGCCGGGGTCAATTCCGACTATAACATTCACATTATCAGGCAGTTGGGAATGGCTGTTAATAATATGAATATTCGCATCGAAATTGTTATAAATCATACCCTCCAATGGAATGAACCTACCCGTCTTACGGGCCTTTTGTTCCTCGCCTACATACTGACTTAAAGTATATTCGCGGCTGTCCTTTGTAATGGCAGGATTATCTTCGATATCCACCATGACCATTCCAATGTTTTCAGTCTCATAAGCGTATTCGGCTAACTTCTTTCCTTCGTTAAGCGTGGGTTCATAGACTTCATCGTAAGTCCAAGTAAAGCCCTCTAGGGGAGTCATGGTAAGTATTTCATCACCGCCCAACTTCATAACACGCATAGTGTTCTCAGCGCGAATTTTTCTAGGTGGTTCCTCATCATAATGGACTCTGTGTAAAGTCGCCCCTCCCATTCGCTTAGGTTCCTGCTCATAGGTCATAAACTGAAATATGGAACCTATCTCCGGCGCGAAGCGCAAAATGCGCAATTGTTTATCGTAGGCTTTTTCCCACGCGCCCCCCATTAAGGCTTCTTGTGGCACCATCGCCCGCAATTTTTCTAGCAGGGTCAATTGGAGGGTAATCAGGTCAGTCGTAAAAATACGAGCGTAGAAAGGTGGCTGATAGTGTTTATATTTAAGTAAGTGTGACGGTAAAAAATCTTCACTAAGAGCCTGTATTAAATCGTCTGCTAATCCGGCGGTAGTCTTTCCAGACTGGTTTCCACCAAAGAAGCATTTAAACCGCTTATCGAAAGAATGGAAAGCCTTTTGCTTATCGTGAGGGAAGTATAGAGAAATGGGCGAGTTTTCACCGATTTCCTCAATTCTTTCTAATAGTTCTAAAACCTCGGCGGCTTGTTCAGGGTCTAATCCCGCAAGGCGTTCTTTATCTATTTCTAGCACATCTGCCTTCTATATCTGTTAGGGGCTAAATCGAAGGGGTTTTATTATAGTTATCTAAATACCCTTGGCTGTTTTGCCGTTAATTTATACCCATGTTCTCGCCGTATCCCGCCGAGATTTTTTATTATAGCACACCTGTCAAATCCAAACAAAACAAAATTTCAGAAAGGAGTCCC